TACAACACATGGGGGCATTGACGTTGAAAATTGCGCCGCAACCCGTAGGTCTGTAGTGACGTGCGTATTGGTTCACATTGCAGACTGACCTCATTACCTTCCCAACTCACACCGAGGACTCGACCCTTCCAGATGACCGCCTTCTCGGTATCGGTTCGATGTTTTCGGAATATGGTCAGGGTGACCACACCGGAAGGTACACCAGACTTGAATATCTCGGTCACTTCCAGATCGACTTGCGCTTTGATCGTGATTTGAGCCTTTCCGATGTCATTCGTGTATTCGATGTCATCCCGCTTCATTGCGCGAGGGACAAACTCAATACCATCAACATACTGCAATTCATCGGAACTGGTGTAGTAGAACGACTGAGTTCCACCGTAGTTGAATGCGTACAGTTCAACAGGGGAACCCAGATGATTTGTTTCGGCACTCAGAAAGGTCATCGGCTCACCATCTGCCAGGTCAGTTCACATTCAGCCACCGAATCGGTCAACCAGGTTATCGTCACCTGGTCTGATGCCAGGCGACATAACGGACACAGACTGATTCGCTTCACATCAGATTCGAGCAACAGCACCCCGGTGGGAGTCATTATCTCGATATCGATCAGCCCTGATTCGTCGAGAGTGATCGAGTCAAGTCGTCGGGTGATCAACTGGGTACTTGTCAAGATCGACACAGCGAGGGGGTGACGGTCAGGGAATACACCGAGGTCGGAATGGTTGTCGTAGACCTGAAACCCAAGACCCGATGACACGATGTTCCCTGACAACTTGAAGTCGTCAGTGAACAGATTGACGAACACCGGGGTGTAACGACCATGAAGCCTCGCCAACATGGCACGGAACGACTCGATTTCAGTCCGGTTCCGCAACAGATACCGCAATCTGTACAGGGTACTCGGGTAATCCCGACTGACCCCACGTAATCTGATACCCGACTGGTAATCCAGCTCATCGACCTCATACTGGAAAGTCGTGTCGATACCTGCAGCCCAGTTGGGCCGCCTGGTGATGACCTCATACCCATCAAGCGTTTCGGTAGCCACCTGTATCGGCATGTACGGGTCGGTGTCTTGAGGTACACCATCGAACGACAAAGACCCCTCGAAAATCGCATCTGTAAGCCTTCTGAGGGCCAGGCTTGTCGGTAGGTGTACCACCGCACCGGGGTATACCAGTGACCCGGCTGGAAAAGCGTTTGTGGTGGCTTTCTGAAGTGTGATCTGGGTCGATGTGACGCTTTCAATCTCATGCGTCTCGACCAGATCACCGGATTGCAGGAATACCACCGCGGCAGCAGCAAAGCCCTTGCTGCTCGTATTGACACTGACCACCGTTGATCCAGCGTTGACCGTTGCTGTTGTCACCGACTTGTCAGACCACACCGGGAGTCCGAGGGTCTTGTTCTGGAACCCCAAAATATCGAAGTACACAGCCCTGGTCTTGTCTTTCTGGACCAAGATCGAGTACGACCAGGATCGCCGGGGATAGGTACGAATCCGCTGGCGTTGTTCCTCACCGTTGAAACTCGACCCCACACTGGTACGCCACTCAAGGGTTTCTTCGATCCCTCGATTCCAGTTCGGAGGATAGAAGAACGGCACAATCCGCACCGCTGACAACTCGAATCCGACCGACACCCCAGACACGATCCAACCCAGGGAGAGTGATACTGTTGCAGGGCCGTCTTGCAATACCGTGATGTCATAGCTGCGATACGAGAGTGGGGTCAAAGTGTATGGTGCGGCTTCCCCGGTGACCTCTACACCGGAATCGTTGCTGAAGTTCGAGGACATCACAACCTTGTCCTCGAAATACGCATTCCAGATTTCCACGGTGGCTGAAGTGTTCGCCGTGACGTTGCCCAAATTCAAGACCGGTGGCGTGATGTGAATCCGGTGATAAAACCGGTCGGTGAACGATTCCATTCGCGTGCCAGACAACTCGATGTCAGGGATGTCGCACCGAACCGGTGATGTTCGTGGACCGGCAATCAGATCAGCAACCAGGCCGAATATATCTTCAGGGTACGCACCAGGGAGAAAACCGGCATAATCGCCCCCCGGTGGTATCGTGTGATACCAGGCCGGACCAAGCAACGGCGAACCGAGTAACGGCATCAATCGACCCTCTTGTATGCCATTCCCAACAGCCCGGTTGAAAGTTCGCTCGGATCGACATCAGCCATCGAGGTGTTAAACTTCCGAATCGGGAACAGATACCAGTCATCGCTTCCAAGAGCCAACACTGACTTCCCGCCGATATACTTGAGATTCACGTTTGCAAAGTTGGGTGCAACACCGATCAGGCCGTTGAAGGCTGTGCCACCCCACGTACCCTTGGCTATCACCCAGGCCGGGTGCAGAATAGTCCTGCCGACATAATCATTATTGGCTCTCGAATACTCGATGGGGTAGGCACTTGTGGAGTTTCGCAAATGTGACCCCCAGGCATAAGTTGATGACCAACTGATATTACCCATACAGCCGCTTGCACCGTTGATGTGCATAGCATTGCACCGGCGCTGGTTCTGTGCGGTCGGAACGGCAAAGGGGTAATTGCGAAGACTGTCCAGGGGTTGATGACCCCGATAGAATGATGAGTTCAGGAGGCTTGTCGTATTGCTCGAATAGTGGTCCAGCGTTCCGCAAGCGAATCGTCCCCCCGAGAACGAATATGTTTTGTTCAAGGTGCCGATCCCACCATGCCAGAATTGGCCGGGCACATCCTCGATTACGAAGTAAAAATACTCTGCCTCACCGAAGAACCAGTACGCAGTTGTGGGAAAAACGATAGGACCGATGGTAGTCTGACAAGGGTCAAGCCATGAAGTGCCCGATTGTGCCGAGAAAGCGGCATCAGCAGTAAACCCACTTGTGAGGCAAAGGTTGATGACATCGATTGCCCCGATGCCATTATACCCGATCCCGTAATAGGCCCCGGCTGGACTGCTGAGTACCGACCCGACGGGGTTCGTCCCCGCCGTTCCGTGTTCGGTCCAACCCAAAGTTCCAGTTGCAAACGTCTTGAGTTTCGCCCAGAGATCAGTAATCGAGGTTGCAACACCAGATTGAAATGCCATATTACGATAACCTCATTGCGGCCCATTCAGCCCATGTCGTTCGGTTGATGTTTGGGAACACGATATGATCCGTGCCACCGACATCAACAATGGCCCCGGCAACCAATGGGGAACCATTTTGATCCAGTCCAGAAGTCCAATACACCCCATCAGGTTCACCGATGGTCCCCCCCGGTGAAACACTGGAAACAAATTGCACAGGGACCAGATTGAGCGACCCGTCCGGATTTGCTCTGGTTGCCCCAACGGTAGCAAAAGCCGCCGAACCCATACGTGCAGACACGGTTGGAGAAATGTAAATGCTACCCGCCGATGCCGTATCGGTGGCGCTCATGTTGTATGCCTGGAACCACCCGATGTTCGATGGCAGGTATACCGAGGTCGTGTTGATAGCCCCGTTGACGAAATGCCTGTGATTGGCCACATCCGATGTTTGTGCTGTGCTGGAATCGTTGGTCCCGGCGACAAGGAAAGGATATGGATATTCAGATGGTGAAGCATAGGGAAGAAACTTTCCCAGGTAAAACATCGACCAGATAGACCCGACCCTGAAAACGCAACATAGGCGTTGCCCGTTTGCCACCAGCCAATAATCAATCGGGTCACTGGAACAGGTCACATAATGCAACTGGGTGAACGGCTGAGAATCGAATCCGGTATCCCAACCGGGATCGACACCGTAGTTCCCGAAGTACCCCGCAAGTTGCAGGTTCGCGTAACCCGCCCCGGTCACAGTGCGAATGCCGCCGAAAATCTGTTCAGTACCAGACAGACCTGGAGCGATGAACATCCATTCGCGCTCAGACCCATTCAGCGCCCACTTGATTTCAGTCCAGTTGGCCGAGCCGAGCCCGGTCGTGCAGAAGGTTCGGATCTCGGAAAGCAGGTCTAAATGGCCGTTTGCCGCCGTACCGCCCGCAATAGTTCCCGATGTGAATGCCATATTTTACACCAGCATACTCTTGATGGATGACTTGTTGGCTCGAATAGCGTTGACGATTGCTTTCTGTCCGGCTGAAGTGTTCAGTCCTTCAGAAACAACGGAACCAGTATCTATCGTGTTGATGATCTTAACACCTATCTGTTGTCCTGACGACCCTGTGTTATTTCTGTGACGTGGATCACTTGCAGTCAAGACCTCTTCACCCCGTTGCAGAATCGTCGGTACTTCGTCAGGCTTCAGACCGGCGACACCACCAGAGTGATATCGTACCGCGTTGGCAAACACCAGGGGGTTTACCATTCTCCGATACCCGTCAACCCCGACAATACCCCCCTGGTGATTGAACAAAGTATTCAGGCCGCCAGCAATCGCACCACCGATACCACCGGAGCCGCCAGCAAACGACCCGGTAATGGCTTTCAGGATAACCGCTTGCATGATTGCTTCAGCGATATTTGCAAGGAAGTCGGAAACAAACGACCGGAATGCTTCACTTGCAGACTTGGTGCCATCGATGAACGACCGGAAGGCTCCGGTGAACCCTGAAGCGAAATCATCACTCAGTTGGGCACCACTGAATATCTGAGTATTTAGTCCAACCAACTGAGCCTTGACACCCTGGAGTCGGGCAATCATTTGCTCATCACCCATGTTCTGAGCGAAATCTATCGCCTTGTCCACCATCTGAGACAGCACAGCGTTGCTTTCTTCCAGCACTCGCCGGGATTCCTCTTCCGCAACAGCAGTATCAATGACTCCGTTCTCACGCAATGTATTCAGCGTGTCGAGTTTGGTTTCCCTCAGTTCGAGTTCATCATTGATCCGTTCTTCCATCGACTGCATTTCATCGACCAGTGCCCTCCTGCGTTCCAGCGCCTCGAACCCATCGAACTCAGCAACGAACGCCGTCAGACTGGCGTTTCCGGTCGTTTCCGCCAACCTTCTCGCTTCTTCCACGGCTTTACGGATATCCTGGAACGCTTGTTCGTTCAGGGCACGTAACCGCGCCGCTTGCTCATCAGTAGTGATCAGACCGACTTCAGCCAGTTCGTTGATCCTCGATTGCTGATCTTTTCTTGCACTGATCAAATCGTTGATGGCTTTTTCCGACTTGGTAGCCTTGTCGTTGTAGTAATCAGTCCTTTCCTTCTCCTTCCGTACCTCGATCAACTGTTGCACAACAGACCGAGCATTACCCATCTGACCTTGCTGTGTGCGAATCTTATTCACTTCTTGAGCGGTACGAAGTTCGATATTAGCGATAGCCTTCGCTCGCGCTTCTTCTTTCATCCCTGCGTTGGCACGAATAGCCTCAATCTGCTCCTGTGCATCAGTCTGAATCTTTGTGATGTCCTGACCACTACCAACCTGGAAGTCACCCAGTTTCTTCAGAAACTCATCATATTCCGTTTCGATCAGTTTCAAGCGTTCTTCGAGAGTATCCGCTGTCTCTTCCTTCAGGGTTCGTTCGATCTTCTGCAGTTCTGAAAGCAATCCTTCACCCAGTTCACTACCAGCATCAGACCCCGCTTTGAAAAAATCGATATCACCGAGGGAGGCCAGGAAATCATCACCAAAACGATCACCTTCAACCTTCCCCTGATCAGGGGGAATGATCTTCGGTGGGTCTTTGTCGATGTCGTTAAACATGATTTCCATTTCATCAAGTACAGCCGCTTTTGCCTCTTGAGCGTCTTTCCTGATCTGATCCAACTGCAGATCGACATTGATGTTGGGTGCCACCTTGTCATACAGATAATCAACCAGGTCATCGTTGGACTGGTTTACTGCATCAGCGGCCCGACGAATCTTGTCTGCAATATCCTTGCTAAAAATTTCAACATTGTCGGCAACCCTTCGCATCATGACAGTGAGCGCATAAGGAAGGAGATCAGTTACCACCTTGGCGATATCACGCAGTACATTGATCCACCCACGACTGAAGTAGGTGGTCATCAGGTCGGTCTTCTCTTGCACCGTAATTGCCAGGTTCTCGAACCCAAAGATGATCGAGAGAAAAACCTTCCTCATGAACCGTTCAGCACCCTTGAAGGTATCGAAGAACAGTTCTCCTGCACTCAGGGCCGCATAGAACAGACCAGGAATGATCAGAAGTGCCCGACCGAGGGCTATTGCTGTTGCTTTCAGATAAGCCATAGCCGACCCGTAACTGGTCAGGATCGGCAAACTCTTACGCATAGCCGATGTGTTATCCAGTACAGCAACAGCTATATTGGTCATCGCCTTGCCGAACTTGAGCGCGATAATTCCGATGAAGAAGCCCGCCATTTCATCCAGTTTGGAAATGAACATTGAGAAATAGCGGATAGCCGCCGATACCGCTTTGGCAATCTCCTTGATGCTTGCTTGTGCCTCATCACTCTTGAGTTCGATAACCAGGGTCTTCAGCGCATTGGTCAACTCATCAATGAAACCCGCTTTTGCAAACTGCAACTGCACATCAGTCAAAGCATTCTTGAATCGTGCCATCTGAGCCACACCGGAATTGGTTGCCAGTTCCAGACCCGGCCCGAACTCATCTTTCAATGCCTTGGCAAAGGCAACAATCGAGTTAGCGTTCAGTTCCCCTTTACTGATCCTCACCATCAATTCTTCAACGGTGATCAGTTCACCAGAAACATCAGTAAGGCCCTTGCTCATCAACTCGACCGCACCGGGTATCCGTTCAGCGATTTGACCTCGCAATTCTTCGAGTGCCACCGTGCCCTTGCTGGCAATCTGTGATAATGCAGTGAAAACCCCGTTGAAATCATCGGTGGACAACCCGGCAACCCGACCGGCTTCAGCCACACCAACGAAGGTGTATCGAATCTGATCCAGGGTCAGCGTGTTGTCGGGCACCGAATTGATGAACCTGGTGTACTGGTCAAGAAGTGTCTTGAACTCGACACCAAGACGTTCTGACTCATTCCGAACGAACTCGATTTCCGTACCGATCTTGGTGAAATCCCCGTTGAACTTCGCTGCCAGTCTCGCCGTTGCTTTTTCCAGCAACACACTGGAGTCATAGATCGACCGGACTCCCTCACCAAGGGCGTACAGACCGGTGAGCGAAGCAATCAAGGAAAGCATTTCTCCCCTGATCCGTTGCAGGAAAGAGAGACTTTGACGACTCCCTTCACCCATCAGCCGGATTTTTTTCGCCGCACCACCGGTTGATTGTTCGACCCCTTTCGCTGCCTTTCCGGTTTCGTCCAGTGCTGGCTTGAGTCGCTTCTGAGCCGCAACCAGTTGTTCAGTGGCCGCTTTCAGTTCCGCTTGATCCTTGGTCAGATTGTCAGCACCGACACCGGCTTGGTCGTATTGTTGTTTCGTCTTCTGCAGTTCTGCAGTCTGTTTCTGCAGTTGGGCTTCTGTTTCCGCAATCTTGACCTTCAGGGCGTCAAGACTGGTCAAGGTACGGGTCGAGGGACCGGTGGCCTGATCCAGCTTGGTCTGACTGGCGACAACCCGCTCAGATACCCCTTTGTACTGTTGCTGTAGATCCTTCAGTTGTTGATTGAGCCGGTCGATGTTCGCTTGTTGGCGTTCGGTACTCAGCTTCGACTGTGCATTCTCGAACTCGACCAGGGAAGTCTTCAGATCGTCATAAGCTGCCTTCTGCTTACCAGCCTTGGTCACCAAACGATCAATTACCTTGTTTTGATCGTTGTACCCCTTGGTGGCCTTGTCGTGTTCTTCCCTGACCGCCCTCTCAGCCTTCGCCTGAGCCTCTACGGCGACCTTCAGGCGCTTGACCGCTGCCGCTGCCTCATCCCTTGCCGCAACCTGCTCCTGGGACGCCTCAGAGGCTTCCGTAACCTCTTTACGTCTCAACGCGGCCAGTTCCCTCGCACCCTTGAGTTCTTCCCGTAGGCTATCGAGTCGCGCCTTCGCCTCAGTCTGACCCTGCTCAGCCGTATTCTTCACCACCTCACGCTGAGCGAGTACCTGTTTTGCCGCTTTGATCGCGTTGGTGGTTTCCCGCCACGACTGACCGAGGTCGATGACCTTCTTTCGCTCAACATCGATAGCCTTGCTGGCCTGGGGGTCAAGACTGGAAGCGGCTTGTGCGTCAGCCAGCTTTCGAGAAGTGTCTTGTATCGCATCAGCCAGTTCACGCTGGCGCTTCTGTTGCTTATCAAGGGTATCGACCAGGCGCTCACTCGGTTCCCTTGCTTGAGTGCTGGCAGTCTGAAGTTCCTGGTACTTGGCATTCAAAGCATCAAGACTATCCTTCGTCTTTTCAATGATGGTCTGTTGCTTCTGCAGACTTCGGTCACGATCCTGACCGGTCTTGACCAGTGCCTCTTCGATCTGTTGAACGGCGCGAAAAGCGTCCTTCAGTTCTTTCTGGTTGCCAGCAAGATCATCCGATGACTCAGACAGTTTCTTGATCGTCGCCAACAACTCGGTGAGGGTCTTTTCGGTTTCATTACGTGCCGATATGACCAGTTCGACATCAGACTTCTTACCTGCCATTGGACAACCCCATGATCAGTTTCTTGAATGCTTTCGCACCTTCTTTAGACATTATGGAGGCAACAGCAGCTTGTGTCAGCAATGCTTGAGTAATCAACTGCTGGTTGATATGCGATTCAAGCAATTTGGATTCGATCAGAAGCCTGCCGATAGGATACCTATCAGCATGAGGATGACCGTTGCACCGGAGTGATGCAACGCAACGGCGAATAATCAGATACCAGTGTTCGGATTTTCCTGAACCGACCTCGAACTCAGCCAGGACGCCCCCTGGTTCAGTTTCTTCAGAAGGCCGAACACTAGGGCTAAAAAATCCTGCAACCCTCCAGTGTCCTCGACCGTCAACTGGTAGATCACCATCATGGCCTTCAGTTGGACAGGGGCCGGAAGTCGTCGCACATTCACGACCTCAGACCGATCCAGATCAGCCGCCAATGTGATCAACAGTGCGATCACTTCAGGAAATTGTTCAAGCAACTCTGCACCGAGGACCGGAAGTGACGCCTCGGTTATTGTGCCTTCAACGAAGGCAAACATTTTGGTTAGTGATTCCTTGTGTTGTCGGATAGCGACGGTCAAATCCTCACTGCTCAGACCTCGAACAGTGAGGGATTTTTCCTTACCAACCCGACCCCACGTAATCACTTCTGTATCGAGAAGTAGATCACTCATGGGATTCCCCAATTATGCTGCAGGACGACCGTCAATGTAGATGGCCGCAACGCCAGTCAGTTCACCAACCTCGAAGTCAAAGGACATCGCCTGCCAGTCATCACTCTTCAGGCCGAAGTCACCAGAGGGGGTCACGGTGACATAAGGGAATACCCAATCCTTCTGTACACCTTTCGCGTTGTGGCTGATGAAAGTCAACTCACCTTCGACCGAAGCAGAAGCGTTGGTGGTAACCCGTTCGCGGGTGTTTGCTGCAGGGGTGTAAGCCGCCGTAGCAGTTTTGACCCCATCAAACACACCACCGATGATGTAAATGCGACCCAGATCAGCATCCAGTGTGTAGTCAGTTCCAGCAACAGCCGAACCACTGGACGGGGTAATCGTCACAGCAGAAACACCGCGCACACCGACCGGGTTACTGGTACTCGCACCCAACTGATAGTAACGACCAGGGATCATCACACCGAGGGCTTCACCGGTCACCGGGGTAGATGCCTGGGTGACCGTACTGACATCACCGAGTACGAACAACGCAAGGTTTTCAGCGGTGATATCATCGGTGGTGAACGAACCGGTACGGTTCAGTTCCAACAGTGTGGAATCATCTTTGGTGCGAATACCGGAGTCACTACTGAAGTGATCCAGTTTTTCGGATTCCAACGTCAGGTTGAACTCAGTGGTGTTACCGAAATACCGTTGACCGGTTTTGGTTTTGGTGCCAGGGATGAACGGATCGAAAAACAGTTTGCCCCGACCGAGAACGTAATTAGCCATTTGTGCAATCTCCCGTAATTATGCCCCTTCCGGTAGCATCAGTTATATGGATCACTGAGACTTTCAGTTATCGACAATGTTAACCGCAAAACGAAGAAACAACAATCAGTTGTCTCATCGGGTGAAAACACCAGCCCACCATCAACCTGAAAATCGGTCAGCAACCCACCAAGCATGTACGAAGCATCAGGGCTATGCGCTCCACCATCATCAACAATGGAGTACAAGCGTTGCTTCACCGCCGCCAGCAAGTCATGACCGTTGTCGGTCAAATGTGTTCCGGTGACCTCGATATACCCCTGCAATCCTAACATCCAAGCCATTGCCCGTTCAGACTGGTCAGCCCGTAGTTCACCGTCAGGGGGTAACTCGAACAGAATCATGAAGGGTTGTTCACTCTCATCAGCCGGGTTCCGACGACCGCGCCAGACCTTCCCGGTGAGACTGTATCCCGGCATTCCTTCAAGATGGGTGGTCAACGCCTTGAGTATCTTCAGGCGCTTGCTGTCAGCCATTTTGCAACCTCAAAAACTGGCGGCGGAACTCGACATTCAGATAGTCAGTCAGTTCAGGGATGACTTCATCGATCACCGAAGGACCGGTCTTGTCTGCAGTCATGATCTGGTGAATCGATGGACCGTATAACAGATAGACATCAGTATCACGATTCCGGTTAGGTCCGGTCGAACTATACAACGGCTGTGCGTCGAAAAGTCGCTTTGGTTTCTTCCCGGCTGGCAACCTGATAGCCAGACCGGTGTTTCCAGACCGTAGGGACATCAGGAAGCCCCTTGGAATCTTTCGCCGTGATGTCTTAACCTTTACGGACAGACCGGCCTTCTTGCGGCCCTTACCGGCCTCCTTTGGCTGGTACAACTGAGCCGGGTCGAACCGTGCCAGGGAAGTAGCCCTGTAGCGCCCCACAATCGACCCTGACAGGTTGTTCTTGTCGGCCTTGTTCTGATACAGGCGTGATGCAATGTAACTCGACTTGAGATTGGCTTTCTGACCGATCCGCCGCTTGATCTTGGTGTACCCTTTCGCCAAGGTACTATTGATCGCCAGCTTCGCCGCTTCACCAGCCTTCGCCGGGAACTTCTCAAGGCTGTCACGAAGAAAGTCATCACCTTGAATGTTGACCGTGAAATTCAAGCTCATAGCTTGACCTCACAGAGAACGTAGTCCTCACCTTGTCTGAGGTAGCTTTCGATTTCCACGGTGATGTCACCGAAGTCGGGGATACGAACCAGACCGCCCCGCTTTGGGGTCACTTCTCTCAGATCAATGATGACCCGATTGATCTGAGAGAAAAGACCAGGGGAATAATCACTGTAGTCCTCACCGATATATGCCGATTTACGGTGGAGTCTGACTGTAACGGGAGTCTCTCGGGTTTCGTCATCCGAATACAGCGCGAAGACACCAAAGGAGGCGTGAACCGCATCCCTCGCTTTCTGCTTCTGCTGTGCCCAGTTGAACATCAGATATCCATGTCGTCATCAACGACTTTCGACTTCCGACCTTTCGGTTTTTCAACTACCACTTCGGATTCACCGATTTTGGTAGCGAAACCACCGGAAACCAGTTTCGACACAAACTTGTCAGCAACCTCGAAGGTATCACCAGGATAGGCGATATCCACTTGCTTATCGATGTCACCAACTGCACGCTCGATGACACTCACACCATATACGGTGTTTTTCGCAACCATTTTCATAACCAACTCCGAAAAAAAGACCGGTAGGATGAAAGGCGACACCCTACCGGCAACACCTCACCGCCTGCTTAGATCACAACTGCTTTCAGAGAAGCGTTCGGCCTACGGGGAACCATCAGTGGTGCAGATTGCGACATGATGTATTCCACCGAGGGGTTATTGTTCGCCCAGTTTTTCGGGAAAATCGGAAGCGCCTGATAACCCGCTTCAGCATCCATGATGGCACCAAAGCACCGGATACCCTCGACACCCATCGGGTTCAGCAGAATCACGGCTTTCGAGTCCATGATTTCCACCGCTGTACCGGAATTGTTCTCATAGATATCCGAATAGGTGTAATAGCTCACGTTGCCGATGGTTCCCTTGAACTGCACGATAGCACCATCATCAGGGATGACACCCATCGCCAGGTTCAGCGAAGCCGTACCATTACGCAACTGGGTACTCAGGATGTCACGCACATCAGCATGAGCCTGGAATACTTCCCAAGCATCGACACCCATGATGCACATATTGGGTGCATAACCCGACTTGCGAGCAATCGAGGTAGCCCAGCTTTCAATGTTCTTCAGCGGGGTCGAAGTGGTTTCGTCCCACTGGGTTGCACCGGTAAGGGCAATCGTGTGACCGGAATCACGCTGAAAGTCCACTTCGACTTCAGGATAATCCTCACCGACCACCGTGACCTTGCCATTGGCAACTGCACTGTAGGCCATCAGTTCCCAAGTCCGGTGAATCATGTCACGCTGTTCGACCACCATATCAGCCATAATGGCATCACGGCGAGCGGCCAGGCTCATCGTACCGGTGTACGGTTCACCAGCCATACGACTGATCAGCCGGTTCGGATCAACAGCCTGCAGGGGCTTGATGTAGGCCGGAGAGAAGCGCCGGGTCGTGAAACCCTGACTCTTCATCGGCTTGCCGCCAGCGGTAGGGGCTACAAAGGGCGCAATACGCCGACCCCGATCAATCAGATCGAAATCAATGAACTGGTCCGTGAACGTATGCTCACGTTTGAATACCAGATTCAACCAGAAGTTACTCGGTGTCGGAATATGCTCGATCACCGAAAGCATTTCATGAGTGGTATAAGGCGTGTAAGCCATTTGAAAAACTCCTTCGGTGATTAGCCGCTATAACCAAGTGAACGGTGGGTGATGTCGGTATTCGAGTTCACGAATGCCATCTTCTTCTGTGCTGAGGTAGTGCCGGTGGGCCATGCCAAGGCGTCAGTGTTGAAGAACGCGCCAGTATAGACCGGGTGAACTGCTGCAGCACCGGTGGTATCAATGGCTTCACAACTCACGAACATCGCAACACCCGTAGTGGTAACCGAAGTGGGGTCCCACTCGACCAGTCTGTTGTTGCTGTCGAAAGCCAGAATTGAATTTGCCACCAATACAACATCAGCGGCAACCTCATACGCATTGAAGCGTTTGAACGAATCACCTGCAAAAAGCTCGACCGGGGTGAATGAACCGGTTTCAACGGATGCCAACGTACTCATTTACAAACCCCTCAATTAAGCGGTCTTCCGACCGGAAGCCAGTTGATAGTGACCCAAAATGCGCTTGGTACTGTTCTCCGGTGCAACAACCTGAACATCAGCGCCGACTTCAGGGTTACCGGTGTCTTCCATCGCTTGAGCGAAGGCATTCGACTTACCGGATACAACCACCGGAGTGTTCGACAACATATCGTTGATTTCTTCAGCCGAAAGTTTGTCGTTACCCAACATTTTGAGCGCCAACGCCTCCCGACCTTTGAACTGTTCGGAACTCAGAACCGTCATGAATCTTTCAGACTGTTCTTTGCTTCCGGCCTGGTAACCATCTTTCTTCGCCTGATCCAGATCAGCCTGGGTGATGTTTTGAGCGTCACCCACCTGTTCAGCACCAGAATTTTTCACACCGGTCATTCTGACCTCCTGCTTGATGTTGAAACTGGCAACAAAATTTGAAATTGCCTCTTTGGGTGACAAAACACTATCCACCAACCCGACACTGACTGATTCATTGGCACCGTAGACCATCGCCTCGGTATCACGAACCGCTTTCTCATCCAGACCTCGGTGTTTTGCAACAACACTTACAAACAAGTCATACGTGCTATCGATTCGAGTCTGAATCCGATTCTTGACTTCAGATGATAATTTCTCATATGGGTTACCGTCAACTTTATGTTTTCCGGCATGTACAAAGGTGATTTCCAGACCGTAGTCTTTCACCGCCTTTTCAGCATTGATGTGCATCGTCACCACACCAATAGACCCGGTTCCACCGGTGGCCGGGACGGTAACCGACCCTGCAGCACTGGCAAGCAGATAGGCCGCACTGTAAGCATGGGAATCAACAACAGCAATCGAGGGTTTCACCGACCGATTACTGAAAATGTGGTCAGCCAACTCGAAAGCCCCATCGACTTGTCCACCACCAGAGTTCACATCAAAGATGATCCCTTTCACCGATGAATCATGTAGTGCGGCATCGAACATGCCCCGGATATATTCATACCCGGTGATACCCCAACCACTGAAACCAACCCGGTGCAATAACATACCGGAAATCGGGATCACTGCTGCGTCACCTACCATACGGTACGGCTTTTCCCTGGATTCTGAACCGAACACATACCCGAAGATAGACCGGGCTACATTCATACTCTCATCTTCGAGAATGAAATTGTCCAGACTCATGTAAGCCCGAAGACTGTCGGGGTTCACCGCAAGCAAGGCATCAACCAAGTGGTGCCGAACATCAATCTTCTTCATCGTCCACCGTCCCGCGTTTGGGGGATTCGTCTGAAGCATTCCCACCAGCATCTTTCGTACCCTTGACCTGCTCACCAGAGTTCACAGTCAGGCCCATATCAGCAATCATCTGTTGTTCACGCTTCCGTTGCCGGAAGACCTCACGATAGTCTTCACCGAACCGAGCGCATTCTTTTTCATGTGTACTCAGACCGCCATCAATACGGCTCAAGGCCGCTTGAGTCTCTTTCAACTCATCAATCTGACCCCTGGGGGCACCGATCCATGAACACCGAGCATACGCATCGGCATTCAAGCGTTCGTAAAAGTTCGGTGCGTTCCTCGGAAGCACATCGTTGAACTCACCAGCGTTCAACTGTTCCTCGAACCACAAGCGAAAGATATCGGTAGCGAATTTGTCAGCAATGGCCTTCTTGCGGCCCTGGAGGCGCTTGTGAGTCTCACCCATAGCCGCCCGCGCACTGCTGTAGTTCGTCTTCGTGAAGTCGTGTGAGAACTCTTCATAAGACAACCCTAGACCAGCGGCAAGGTGACGCAAGAGGGATTCTTCAAAGCCTGTACCGATCCCACCGGGTTGCCCTGCGTTCTGCAGTTTCAGTTTGGTGCCGGGATACAAGTGTGGAATTTTCACACCATCGATGAAGAGATTCTTGCTCGACCCGGTGTAAGCCGCAATCGCAGACAGATAATTCTCAGCCCAGGCCGCTTGACTGTTCTCACCACCGAGGGCTTCAAACGCATCAGCCGGTGGCATGTCGGATTCCAGCGCCGCCGCATACGTAGCGTTCAGCACTGCATTCTGCAACACGATATCCTGGTACTTGTTGACCATCTTCGATTGCTTGAGGATCGAAGTCAGGTCAGACACACCGCGAGACTGGTCGATTCGCAATGGCTCGAAATAGTGAAGTACCTGTTTCCGACCCCAATACTTCTGAGCCTTGATGACCTTCCACTGATACTGCTCACCGAAAGCCCAGGCTTCACCAGGCATGGCTTGGCGAATGGCGTATTCAATGGGTCTACCACGAGTATCGAACCTGATACCCTTGCGCCACTCCTGATCGTTGATCGCACCGTTGGGGTTGGACAAACGAATGGGGTCGATCATCTGAATGGTCGTTCGGAACGGTCGAAGAATATCCTTGATCCACTCAGCCACAGCCAGGGTTTCACCAGCGAACATTGACACACCAATTGCCAAGCGAATCATTTCACTGAAGGTCATCCGACCAGAGGCATCAAACCAGCAACCAGTGGATTCAGCAGCAAGCGAGAACCGATCCTCGATAAACTCTTGAAACTCATCAGCCCATACTTCATCCAGACCGAGATACTTGAAATTCGGTTTCGAGTTCAGCCGGTAGAAGCCACCGACAATCGAATCCTTGTGGTTCTGGATCGCACCGTGGATGTATCCATCGTTCCGTTGCAGATCGAGTGAACGGGCATCAAGGGTGTCTTTCTGGTGCAGCAGTTCTGAATCAGCCGACCGAAGTGCCGGTTGCCACATTGCCAGTTCCCGGCTGAGTTTGTCGGCACCTTGATACCCACCAGAAATTGCATTCTGATCGAATGGTTTACCCGAACTGTCCACTATCGCAATGTTCAAAAGAACACCCTCATTGGTCCACGGTTATTCCCGCTGACTCGCGCTTTCAAACTCTCGATATATTGCGCCAACTTCCCCGCGTTGGCCGCCGTGAACTCGACCCGCTCCCCGTTCTGGTCGATCACGACCCTGACCTTGTTCCCAGTCATCAGGTTGTGGTATTCCGCTTGAGCGTCTTTCAATCGATCAGAATCGGTCACGCCAGATCACTCGCCAGTTTCTTGAGTCGTTCATGTCGATCATCCTCTTGCTTCTGAGGCTTGATCGACACTTCCCCTGCATCATCACCGAGAACTAAGGGGTTCTCATCCCAAACTCTCGCCCACCGAGGGGTATCACCATCCCAGTTGAACTTGTCAACCTTCATGTGAATACACCCCGCATAGGCGTATATCATCAAGTCGGTACTCTCATTCCGAAGTTTCTTCGGGTTTTCCCACCGACCATTGTCAGGGCTTTTGATTTCAGCACAAAGCTCCTGGTAAAAACTCAAGTCCAACCACTCAGGGAACTCGATATATCCACCACCGGGTTCCATTCTACCAAGGGCCTGATTAAGCCAGTCCTTTAGCATGTCGGTCTGAATGAACAATACCGGAATCTCACCCCTTGCTCCTGCTTTTCGATCCTTCCGTTCCGAGTCAGGATACGCTTTTTTCACGCGGGGAGCGTTTCGGTCACCAGTACCTTTCACCAACAGAAACCGATTACCGTAGCCCAATCCCTTCAACTTGCGGTAATAGTCATAACTGTTGGTGGTAACACCAGCCCGACCACCACTGTCACATAATACGAGGCGGATAGCCATCTGTCTAGGACTCTCTTCATCAGTGGGGTATGTCCTATCAAGCACTTTTTCAGTCAACAAATCCCAGTCTTCTTTGTACGAACCAGGGTTCACTGGAAAACGCTCCTTGTCGTCATCCAGGCGTTCCGATTTCCGAATCTCGAACCGATCAATCACCACAAAATCGAAACTTTTCGGTGCCGGGACAATCCCATGCACTTGCACCACAAACCGGTTCCGTTGAACATCCACCGAAGCAATCAGGAATCTCACCTTCTGGGGTACAACCCTGTCACCAAGGTTCTTCCCGCGTTCCATGAGGTCTTCAGCAGACCGGACATCGGAGACATGCGGAGGAAGGTACGGAACCCCCTGGTCGGTGTTGATGGTGGTCTTCAGAGGCCGGTCGTTCCCGTTTGAAACAAACTCTTCCATTGCAAGAAGGTAGTTGATCACCAGGGTCTTCCATTGAGCGAAAGCCGCCGCTGGCCCCTTCAACCAAAAGGATGCAATATCTGACCGGCGGGCCTTACCCACCACCTTGCCCCCTTTCTCGATAGATTGACCATCAGGTAACCAGATACCCCTGGTATCGAGGTCAAGCCTCATTGCCTGAGTGATGATCGCACCGCGAGACTCGAAACAGTGGGGGCACGCCATATAGACCCCCTCTGCAGACTCCATTGGGTCAGCACTCTCAGGCCACCGAAGAAGTTTGAAGTGCGGCTCAAACCACTCCCTACAGTGGGGGCACTCCCAGTACCGGAGCCTCCGATCCCCCCGGTTGTAGATACCGAGGATGCCCGCCGTTGGTGGGGCCTCATGTGGTGAAGCAGAACGCCAGCCAGGGTTGAGTACATCAAAGGAGGGGGAGGACTCCACATAGGTCATCCCAAGCCTCTTGTACGTTGTTGTACGCCGTCTGGCGAGGTCAAACGGGGAACCCTCACCACCGATGTCCTGAGTCATACGGTCATAGTCTGAGAGAGATACCCGCCTGACGGTCTTCCCCGATAGGGTATTGACCGAGGGCCAGGTCATCATCAGGAATGTTCCCGACTTGAATCGCTTTTCGTGAATGTTATCAGCGGTACGACGCTGGATCATGCGCTCGCGCACTAGGGGGGAATGCCGAATCATACGGTCGGCCTTCATCATCGAAAAATTCTTGGCTTCCTCTTTCGACTTTTCGATGATCATGAAGTCTGATGGGTCACAGACCACGTTGTACGCCAACCAGGCCAGGTTGACCGAAGTCTTCGCCGCCTGTGCCGGTGCGACGAAACACACCGATGAATAATCCCGGCTTTCCAAGGTGTTCATGACCTCAGTCAAATACGGCACATCAGCCGCACGGAAAGGGCCGTGATAGGTCGGTGGGTTGTAGATCGTATAGTATTTGGCCGCCGCTTCAGCCACCGTGATCCGTTCAGGGGGAAGCAACACACTCGACAAGTCATTGATCAATTCTTGCAGAGTTTCATGCCTACCGACATCGTTTGATGGCTTGACAGAGAAGTGAGCCATCAGGCAAGACCCACCGATTTCAAGAAATCATCATCAGTTGGTGGGGGATCACCACCATCGGGGTAATCATGATCCCCTTCAGTCGGTACGTTCAATGATGTGAGCTTGTCGTGCATACCCTGTAGCAAGGCATCACCAAATGCTTTCGTCTTCTCGATCTGTGACACTGGGAGACCTGATTCATGTTCCATCGAATCCAGAAAAACGACAATCGACTCTCGAAGGTGTTTGAAGATACCAGCCAAGGTATCAATCAACTTCTCGGTTCTCCAAAGGTCACCGGCTTGTTCCATGAACTTCTGACGCTTCAGTTGTGCATCCCAGTAGTCTTTTTCGGTGGAAGCGTTTTTCCGCTGGATTCTGGTAGCCAGTTTGGTCGAATCACCAGGGGCCAGCAAAGGCGCAACACTCTGTACGACATGGGGGGCAACCTCCGACAACAGGTAGATGGGATTACCACCACGTTTACCTGACGGTTGTATCCCGGCATCACGAATCATATCGGCCAGGGCTTCACGCTCAACATCCAGCAACAAGGTAATCTGTCGGATGCTCATACCTTTCAACAGTTCGTCAAATTCACTCATCAATACGACCTCTGTAATTGCCACCAAAATAGCCCGCCAGAGGGTCAAAAGTCAACTGATGGTTGTCTCCTGAACCAAGAAGTGAACCTGATCAAAAAATATACTATTTGTCCCATATTCCCATTGTCCCTACTCAAGCCCTTATACCCGGCTCAATACTACGCACACCAGCCGTAGAAAACACCACCGGGGGGAGCGCAATACTACTACATGAAAATTATTATTATATTATATATATTTAATAGGGACATAGGGACAATATAGATAAAAAGATAATAAAATCAATAAGTTAAAGTTGTCCGATTTTTGTCACCATAAGGTTTTTGGCCCCATTCGGAAGGGGAACACCCTGGTGATTTGGACGTTTTAACTTGAAAACTGAGTGGCGATAAAGATTATTTAGTTGGATTTAACTTGAATCCTGAGTGGCGGGGAAGATTATTTAGTTAAATTTAACTTAAAACCTGAGTGGCGAAAGATTATTTAGTTGGATTTAACTTAAAAATGAGTGGCGACGAAGATTATTTAGTTGGATTTAACTTAAAAATGAGTGGCGACGAAGATTATTTAGTTGGATTTAACTTAAAAATGAGTGGCGAAAGATTATTTAGTTGGATTTAACTTAAAAATGAGTGGCGACAGGGGCCGAACTGACGCTGTGATATTCCCGCCAGTTATAATTAAAGATCATTTATAATGTTTGGTTATAAAAAGTCACTTTTTATCCCTTGTCCTTGTTCCCAAACAGGACGGTTCAGGCAAAAAAAAGCCACTTTTCAGTGGCTATTTGTACAGTGGTGCTTTGGATCAGTTCGGGTCAAAGTCAGCCAGTTTTTGAGAATCAATCTTAATACCGATCCATGCCTTGCTTCTTCCAAACTCACTAAGGGTACGACCTTCCTTCAGTCCTGGTATCTCATCCTTGAGTCTTCTGGAGAACCGTTTGATATCGATTGGCCTGTTACCGGCCTCATGGGAAAACTGTAAGTAGTGATCATACAGGACCGATTTTTCAACCCGGTCGTTCTCATTCTTGGTCTGGATAACAAAGTTTTCGGTGAAGTAATTTAGGCTCCTTTGAACTATGTGAATTTCATCACGTTTGGTCTGACTTCGTTTCGGTTCAATGAAGTGACCCCTCATACCCAGAACAACCATATGGTGCAACACTAGGTTGAAAATGCCTGGTAGTTCAGCAATCAGCTTGTCTACCAGATTGACATCCTCTGACCCGACAAACGACTTTGTAAAGTGGATAATGAGATACCTTCTCATCAATGCACCATACTCATCATTGAACCGGGGGGGTTCGTTTGCGGCCATGACAATCCTGGCCGGAATCGTCACGGTGTACTGGTCCTTACCCTTTGGATTGATAGTCACTGGGTCGCCGGAAGTGATATTCAAGAGAGTCTGTTTGACCTTGTTGATCTTGGTGGAATCCACCTGGTGTGCGTCAGGAATGATGATCAGCTTGGCATGTTCACACGCTGTCAGACCGTGTTCACCGGTCAAGTCGTGAAAACTGAGTCCTACAGTGTTTTCATGACCAAGTAAAGCCTGGAAGACCTTGATGAAGGTTGACTTGCCTGAACCGGTGACACCGACCGCGTACAATGCTTTCTGGAACTTGAGTTCCCCTGGTATCAGGCATAAACCCATGAACTCCAGTAGACCACTGATCGATTGCTTGTCATCCTGGGTCACATCCTTCAGGAACTTCACGAACGTAGGGCATGTGGCATTGGGGTCATAGTCGAAAGGGAGTACCCCTATCGCATGATGCCGCTTGTCGTGGGGAAGCAAGGTAAGGTCAAGGGTTCCTGTTTCCCAACCCCTCAAACTGATGGCACCATTCTGTAGGTTGATGATGTGTCTGCTTGGTGTGAAGTGTTCCTTGACCGCCAGCCGCCTTAGAGTGGTCAGGGTATTGTTGATAGCCGACACTGGAAACCCACGACCCCACATAGCCCTGTGAACCATACCCTCCACTGCTTCGGTGGTTATGGGCCGCCAGCACTTCCCGGTGTACCCCAGGTAGCCACCGTTGATCCGCACCAGGGGCATCACATGGTTCTGTATCAGCAACGCATTACGCTCATGGTTTGCCTTCTCAAAAGGGATATTCTGCTTCGGCTTCCAATCCTCTTCCTCTTCTTCGTCGGCATCGTCGAACGCCGCCTGGTCCTGCTTGACTTTCTTGATGACCACACCGACCGAGTATTTCCACAACCATTCCCTAGCACTACGCACGTTGCCGCTGCGTCGGTCGAGTGCTGCAGAGGCCAGTACATACCGCTCATCGGTCAGAATGGTCATGATCGTTTCAGGGTTCACCCCGGCGACCACCAACTCATGACAGACATGATAGATCGCGTTCGACCGGTCACCACCATAGTGATCCAGACCGGTGCCATGCTCGATCAGTTCCTTGGTGGCCACCGACACCGGTAGATTTTCCAGTGGTGTGATGACTGCTGCATCGTTCCACTGCAGGTCATCGGCCCTGACCTCCTTGGTACTCTCCTTACCCCAACACGATTCATAGACTGTGCGGATTTCCTCTACCCGATGTTCGACCTCACTGAATCCACCAAACACCTTTCCGGTGATGGTGAAGAATCGCCCGGTGTCGTAACACTCGATGCCCCTCTGGTGATCGACCCGACCCTTGCCTGGCAGCTTCCCTACCCCGATGATGTGTAACCCGGTTCCCGACACCGAAACCTCGGTGTAGGTTTTCAGGGTATTGAGAATCGTTTCGGCAAATGGAGTGATTTGCCCGTCCACCAGGGACTTGTCGAGGTCGATGGCGAAAAGCCCGTCATCAGCATCGAACACATACCCGACCCCGCTGTAGCCCTGCAGTACGTATGTCTCGAATGCCTGGTCCAGTGTCACCCAGTCATCCGGCCTGTCTATCCCGCCTTTGATCCCTGTCTTCGCTGAGTAGGGAACCTTGTCTATCTTTTTGGTGCCATCGTCCTTCACCCTTTCCACCGCTTTCCAGACAATCCACCGTGTCTTTTGAGCGAGAAAGGTCGGAACCCCGTTGTACCAGGGTTGAATCAGTCTGGTCATGACAACCTCGGTGGGTGATCAGAAACTCTTCTGGATTCTTTTTTGTCTTTCGGTTCGGAGTTTGATTCTCCCGGTCGTCTTCGGTGACAGGTCTTCTTTCTTCCACAACCCACCCGTCGCACTCTCGATCATGGCCGCTGTCCAAAGGCTTGTTCCACCAGCGTTCAGGCACCGGTAGAGATACTGAGGACTGACCCCTAGGAGATAGGAAACGGCTGTCATGTTCTGTTCCCCCTCCGGTTGACTTTTGATAAGAAAATCAACGGCTTCCCTCAGTTTGCTTTGTCGCTTGTTGCGTTTCGTGTCCACGTTACCCCCTTTGATAAACCTGTTTAGGTGACGATCACAATACCACAAGTGGATTTTTTTACAACAAGTAGTTGACTTTGGTAGGTTGTCACCGTAGAGTAGTCAACACCAAACAACGAACGAGGGTTTCTTTCCGATGAGTCTCGAACAAGCAATGGTCACACTGACCGAATCCATCAACCAACTGATCACCAGCCTGGGTGCCAAGCCCCCGGTGGCCGCTGTCGTGGGCGCTACGGTTACCAACGATCTACCGGCCCTGACCGCCGACACCGCCGAAGGTCAAGGCAAGGCTGGCAAGAAAACGTATATCTTCATGAAGAAGTCCAAGAAAGGCTTCATCGTCCAGAAGGGTGAACTGCTTCCAGTCATGGATGAGTCTACCGTATCGGTCGGCAAGACCCAATGGCTTGAGTTGTGCAAACAGTACAACCTTGATCCTGAGACTGGTGACACACCGAAGGCCGCTCCTGTCACCACTGTCGATGACCTGGATGAAGAACCGGTGACCGCCGCTCCTGTCGATGACCTGGACGAAGAACCGGTGACCTCAAACAAGGGTGCCGCCACTGAGGATGACTTCGACTTTGATGATGAGCCAGCCCCCGTCGATCCGACCCAGGCCCTCAAGGATAAGTTGATTGAAGTGGTCAAGAAGACCGGTCAGACCGAACTGGTACGCAAGATTCTTACCAAGCTCGAAGTGCAGAATGCCGACCAACTGAAGGCTGAGCATGTTGAGCGGGGAATCAAAATCTGCGAAGCGGCCATTGCGAAGTACGGAAAGTGAAACTCTCGCCTTCGGCCATCGACCGGTGGGGGGTCTGTACCGCCTCCCCCGGTGCGATTGAACAGGACCGCCAGCAGGGGGTAGCCCTTGCTGATGAGAGTTCGCCTTTCGCTCAGGAGGGAACAGCGAGTCACGAACTGCTGGCCTTGTCGATGCTGGTTCGTCGGTCACCAAGGGAGTTCATCGGTGCGACGATCAGAGTTGAAAGCGAATCAATGGATTGGTTCGTGGACGAGGAAATGGGTGAGGAAACCGAGAAGACCTTCGAGTACGTCATGGACTTCATTCGACCGACCTCGAAGGTCTGGATCGAGCGGAAGGTCAGTATCGGTAAGGCCCTGCCAGGCACCAGTGGCACGCTGGACATCGGGATTCTGGACGGTACGAGCTTGCATGTGATCGATCACAAGTACGGGAAGGGAGTACCGGTGTCGGTCAAGGGTAATGGGCAAATCAGACTGTATGCGCTCGGTGCGATGAGTGATCTGCTGACACTGGATGAGCGGATCACCCTGGATGAGATAGTGGTACACATCGCACAACCTCGCCTGGGGATGTTCACCAGGGAGGTTTTGACGAAAGGTGACATCGAGCGGTTCCGGTTGCATGTCAGAGATTTGTATCTGACCGTGACCGACCCGGCCAGGGTTCAGTTTGTTCCTGGTGAGCATTGTCGATTTTGCCCTCGCAAGCCGTACTGCAAGCCGCTGAAGGAAAGCATTTACAGCAAGGTATTCGAGAACATGACACCGGAATCGTTTCACGATTTGAAAAATCCTGACCGGATGACACCGGAGGAACTGGCACAGACCTATTCCATGATGGAGTTCATCAGTGCATGGACCACCAACGTCAAAAAGTACATGGAGGGTCAGGCATTAAGGGGAACCGAATACCCCGGCCTGAAGTTGGTGGAGGGGAGAAAAGGGGCACGAGCCTGGAAAGACGAAGATCAGGCCGTGGAGTATTTACTGACTAAGGGGGTAGAAGACGACAAGATATTCAAGAAAGTGTTGGTGAGTCCGGCCCAGGCGGAAAACCTGATCGGTCGGAAAAAGGTAGACGAAGGGTTCAAGGCTTTGGTGAACCAGAACGAGGGGAAACCCATTCTAGTGTCGGAAGAAGACCCAAGACCCACATGCAAGCAACAGTTAATCAATGAGTTTGAGGATTGAAAAGATGGCGAATAAAGTGATGCCGCAAGGCAAGAAAATCCAGATGAAAGGTGTCCGGTTGTCGTTCCCGACACTGGCAAAAGCGTCTGCACCGAAGGGGTATGAGAATACCGAACCGTCGTTCTCTGCGTCGTTTCTGCTGGACCCGAAAGACGAACAAAACCGTGCAACGATCAAGGAATGTCAGGCGGAAATCAAGCGCCTGATCACCGAAGCCTGGGGAACACAACCGGCCAAGATGAAGCCCATCGAATGCTTCGGTAAGGGTGAGATTTTCACCAGCAAGACCACCAAGAAACCCTACAATGGGTATGAAGGCATGTGGTGTGTTGCGGCGAAGAACAAACGCCGCCCACTGTGCCTGTCGAAGACCAAAGAGATTCTGACCCCTGAAGAGATTGACCAGGTTCTCTACGCCGGGTGCTACGTGACCGCAATCGTGAGTTTCTGGGTGCAGGATAACCAGTATGGTGAGGCGATCCGTTGCAGTCTCGAAGGGGTCAAGTTCCTGCGTGACGGGGAAGCCTTCGGTGCCGGTGGTGCCAGTGTGGACGACTTCGATGACGACGAAGACGGTGAACTGGTGGCTGAGTTTGAGGATGATGATATTCCTTTTTAGGATACAACCAACAGTTGAGGGCGGAACCACCGCCCTCGGGAGTACAACATGAAAAGAACAGACATCATGGTGGACATCGAAACGCTTGGCACCAGTGAGGCGTCAGTGGTCCTCTCGGTCGGTGCCGTGGCATTCAATCGTCGTGACCCCTCGGTGCCATTCGCCACTCTTTACCTGGGTTTCGGGACTGGCGACTGCAGGAAAGAACAAGTCGAGAAAGGTCGTGTCATGGATCGTGACACGATCATCTGGTGGAACAAACAGACACCGGACGCTCAGAGGGTTCTCAAGACGAAGAATGTCGAGAATGTACTAGATGCACTGAACCAGTTCGTTGCGTTCGTGGATCAGACCGGTGTAGAGCCGCTGGTATGGGGCAACGGTGCCAGTTTCGACAACGTGATCCTCGCTTCCCTCCTGAAGACTTATGGGGTCAAACAACCCTGGAAATACTGGAGTGACCGGTGCTATCGAACCATGAAGGGGGAGCATCAGTATGACCCTATCGAGCACCAAGGGGTTCACCACAACGCCCTGGATGATGCCATCCACCAGGCTCACATCCTGCAATCCATTTACACCAAACTGCAGAAGGCTTTCAAGTGAAAATCAATGTCAAGAAGTTGTTTCATAACGCTATCCCGTTGCGTCGGGGAACCGAGTTCAGCGCCGGGTTTGATGTGGCCTATTGCGGTCCTCGCTCGGTCAAGTTGTGGCCGCATGAAGTTCACGATTTCCCTACTGGTTGGGCATTTGAAGTGCCGAAAGGTGTCGCAATGCTGATCCTTCCCAGGTCAGGGGTTGCCCGCCGTGTCGGTCTTCGTCCGGTGAACACTCCCGGCCTTCTCGATCCCGACTACCGGGGGGAACTGATCGTTGCACTGGAATATAGGAAGCCTGAAGGTGAACCGATTGTCACAGTCAACCCTGGTGACTTCATTGCTCAAGTGGTGTTTGTACCCTTCTATGTTCCGGAGTTCAACGAAGTCGAGGAATTAAGTCAGACTGGTCGGGGTACTGGTGGTTTCGGGAGTACCGGACGATGAAAGAACCGCAAAAGTCAGTCACCACGGTGCAAACGATAATTATCCATGAAGAGTATCTGCGCCTGATGTTGTGTCACCACTTCGATATGCCCGATGACAGCACATTGATAATCGAAGAGGGTGAAATCATTTTGTCGCACGCCTCGGTGACCAGGGATGATTGACTACTGTTATGACATCGAGGTTTATCCGAATGTCTTCCTCTGCACGGTCATGAACACCAACACCGGGGATTCCCGGTGTTATGAAATCAGTGACCGGAAGGATGAGGTCGGCCCTCTGTTGGGTTTCCTTGAACGGGCAAGTGAGCGGGGATCACGGATGATCGGCTTCAACAACATCAGCTATGACTATCCGGTGCTGCATTACCTGGTGCAAGTCCACGACCAGACCATGAGCGCCTTGCATCTGTGTCGAAAACTGTTCGCCAAGTCGAAGTCGATCATTGAGGCACCGTTCACTTCCCGGTTCAACCATCGAATCCCGGTGTTCGAGCATCTGGTGACCCAGATCGACCTGTTGATGATCCACCACTTCGACAACCAGGCGAAGGCCACCAGTCTGAAGGTGCTGGAGTTCAACATGAGGCTGGACGACATCAAGGAACTACCGTTCCCACCAGAGACAATACTGACCCATGACCAGATCGAACAACTGGTCAAGTACAACCTGCATGATGTGAATGCGACAAGGGCATTCTTCATGTATTCCAAGGCTCAGATTGAGTTTCGGGAGTCCCTATCGGTCAAATACAACAGGAACTTTCTGAACCACAACGACACGAAGATTGGTAAGGATTACTTCGTGATGGAACTGGAACGGAAACTCGGGTTGTCGGCTTGCTTCACCAAGGAAAACGGGGTCAGGAAGCCCCGCCAGACCGTCAGGGACACCATCGCGCTCAAGGATGTGATTCTACACTACGTCAAACTCACCACAGAGCCGTTCGAGGCCGTGCTGGACTGGCTCAAGGCCCAGACTATCACCCAGACCAGGGGGGTCTTCAGCGACCTCACAGAAGCTCAGATGGAGGGCTTCATCGAACACTCCCCGGTGAAGGGGAAGAAGCGGGTCACCAAGGCTGATCGTCGCCTGTCGGTGATGCTTGACGGGATGGAGTTCGTATTCGGCACCGGTGGTATCCATGCATCGGTGAACAACACCAGGGTGCAGTCTGATATTGATCAAATTTTGTGCGATTTAGATGTCCAGAGTTTTTACCCCAGTCTGGCTATTAGCAACAGGCTTTACCCTGAACACCTTGGTGAAGCGTTTTGTGATATCTACGCTGACATGAAAACCCAACGGGTTGCGTTCAAGAAAGGCACACCGGAAAACCTCATGCTCAAGCTTGCACTGAACGGGGTCTACGGTGACAGCAACAACCAGTACAGCCCGTTCTATGACCCCCAGTACACCATGTCGATCACGGTCAACGGTCAGTTACTTCTTTGCATGTTGTACGAAGCGGTAAGAGTGATCCCCGGCCTGAGTCTGGTGCAGATGAACACCGATGGCATGACCCTGAAACTCCCACGGAAACACGTTCCCCTGCTGGAAGAGAAACGTGCGGCATGGGAGAAGTTGACCAACCTGACTCTCGAAGAAGCCGTGTATCAATCAATGCACATCCGTGACTGCAACAACTACGTGGCCATTTACCAGGATGGTAAGGTCAAGCGGAAGGGTGCCTACGAGTACGATGTCGAGTGGCATCAGAACCACTCAGCCCTGGTGGTCAAGAAAGCGGCTGAAGCGGCCATTGTCCACGGCACCGACATCAGGGAGTTCATGGAACAACACCAGGACGATTACGACTTCCTGTTGCGTACCAAGGTGCCAAGAGGCTCCGTGTTGTTGGCTGACTACGGCTTCGGTCTGACCGAACAGGTCCAGAACATCAGCCGGTACTGGATCAGCAAGACCGGTCCGGTGCTGGTCAAGATGATGCCACCGCTTCCGAAGTCGCCGGACAAGTGGCGGAAGATATCGGTCAACAAGGGTTTGAGCGTCGAGATTTGCAACACGTTCAGAGGGATCGACCGTGGCAATCTCGATCTGGATTGGTACATCGAACAAGCAGAAAAATTGGTGAATTGGGAGGTCGAATGCGATTGATGATCATTGGTCACGCGGGTCATGGGAAAGATACCGTGTGCAGGATATTGAGGGATGAGTACGGGATGACGTTCGTCAGTCCTAGTCGGCTGGCCGCTGAGAAAATCATCATGCCGGTGATCCCGTACCCCTCGGTCGATGCTTGTATGGACGACCGTGGGAATCACCGAGCTGAGTGGTTCAGGTTGATCAGTGAGTACAACAGGAACGACCCGGCCCGGTTCATTCGGGAAATCTATCAGGTATCCGACCTGTATTGTGGCTGTCGGTCCTACCGGGAACTGTCGTTCGCACGAAAAGAGGGACTGTTCAGGTATGCGGTATGGGTCGATGCCAGCCACCGGCTACCACCGGAATCAACTGAAAGTTGCACCGTCAACGCTATGAGTGCCGACTATGTTTTGATCAACACTGGTGACCTGGATGAACTCAGACTCAGGGTTGACATGATGATGAAGATTTTTCAACTGGTGAGGGTGTCCAATGCACGACCCACTTATTGATCTACCTGAAGAGTACAAGGAGGGGAAGGTCGAGAAGCGGATACCACTGGAAAAGGACATCGAAAAAGCCGTGTGTCGGTATCTGCAGACCAAGTACGGAGCCATGACCGAGAAGTTCATTTCACCAGCAAAGCGTTCGGTGCCTGACCGGCTGATATCCCTGAACACCGGAAGGGTCTTCTTTATCGAGTTCAAGGCACCAGGGAAGAAACCGACTGCACTACAGGCCAGCGACCATGAAAAGCGCCGGTCGATGAAGTTCGTTGTTTTGGTGATTGATGATGTCGAGCGGGGGAAGGTACTGGTGGACTATGTGGTGAGGAAGTTATGTTAACTCGTAACCAGATGCACCAGTACCAGAATCGATCATCCCAGTTCGTCATCGATACGCACTGTTGCGCGTTGTGGCTGGACCTGGGTCTGGGAAAGACGGTTAGCACGGCGACCGCCATAGCCGACCTGCAGGCCAACTTCCGTGTTGGCCGCACGTTGATCATCGCTCCCAAGCGGGTAGCACTGACCACCTGGCCGCTGGAGTTGCGAAACTGGGACCATCTACTACACTTGACCTTCTCGGTCATCGATGGCACCGCAAAGCAACGCACTGCTGCCATCCTGACTCGATCCGACATCCACATTATCAGCCGGGATAACGTCGCCTGGTTGGTGAAAATGTGCGGCAAGCAGTGGCCGTGGGATATGGTAGTCATCGATGAGTCATCCAGCTTCAAATCACAGTCCAGCAACAGATGGAAAGCCTTGAGAAAAGTCCTACCCAGACTGTGCCGTGTGGTCGAATTGTCGGCTACACCGGCACCACAAGGGCTTGGCGACTTATGGGCACAGTTCTTCCTGCTCGACCGGGGGGAGCGCCTGGGGGCCACCGAGGAAGCCTTCAAAGCCCGGTGGTTCAATTACGACCGGGAAAGCCGGGTTCTGACACCGAAAAAGCACGCGAAGGAGGAAATTTACGACCTGATTTCAGACATCACCATCCACATGAATGCTGATGATTATCTGGACATGCCGGAACTGGTAATGAACCGGATCGAGGTCCAGATGGACCGTGAAGTAATGAAAAAATACCTTGATTTTGAGCAAAAAATGGTCATGGAAATGCGAGAATTTGACCTGAATGTGGAAATTCAGGCGTCAAATGCTGCAGTTTTGGCAGGAAAATTGCTGCAATTTGCGAACGGAGCCATCTACACTGACGATTCTCGGAATTTCCAGGTTCTTCACGATGAAAAGATTGAAGCCCTGCAGGAAATCGTTGAATCCCATGCTGGTTATCCGATCCTGGTGGCCTACAATTTCAAGTCTGACCTGGTACGACTGAAAAAAGCATTCCCTCACGCTGTTTCAATGGACAACAACCCTGACACACAGAAACGGTGGAATAACGGGGAAATTCAGATGCTTCTCACACACCCTGCCAGTTCCGGCCACGGTTTGAACCTGCAAAAAGGGTCGAATGTGATCGTTTGGTTCGGTCTGAACTGGTCCTTAGAGTTGTATTTGCAACTGAGGGGTCGGTTATATCGTCAAGGTCAGACCAAAAAAAGTGTAATAGTGCATCACATTATAAGCAAAGACACTGTTGACGAACGGGTTTTTCGCGTTCTCGGTAATAAGGCCAGCACTCAAACAGACCTCCTTAATGCTGTAAGAGTTATCAACCCTTAACTTGTAGTTGACAACTACAAGTTTAATTGGTAGGTTGGTTCCTGAAGGCTATCCAATCGTATAGCATTTTCAGGAGGGTTGAAAAATGGCCGAGACGTGGATGAGGAATACAACCCTGATTTCCTGGTGATGGATCAGGAGGGGGGTTGCAAAGTATGGTAAGCCTGAAGGGAAAATGTATCGGGTTGTGACGAAAGTGGGGAAGGACTACACCACTGAGGGTCATGTGTGGAAGCGACTGAAAGACTCCGGTGTGCTGGTTCGACCGGAGCCGGAAAAAGCAGTGGTGGTCAACTGAGGGGCTTCGGCCCCTTTTTTCGGTGGTGGGTCAAAGATGATTCTGAAAATTATTTCGCGTGCAAATGATTTGGAAACACAATTTTTTATGAAACGCGC